TGTCCCTCAACTTTAAACTTACGACACAGGAATTCAAGTTCATCAACTTCAAGAAAATCACGATCAACTTCTCCTTTGTCTGGTGTAGTATAACCCATACCAAACAACTCGAAAATGTGATCTTTGAGTATCTTCATATTAAAAAGCGCAGAATAACGCTTCAAAATTGCCCAAAGATTATCATCACCATAAACGATGAGAGGAAGAATCTCACGACGATCTGCATTTGCGAACTCTGGTTCAACGCCAGCGTCATTACAACGACTTTGTATACGATACACAATAAAGTTGAAGATGACAACATCAACGAAAGAATTGAGAAACCCAGTGAGCCATCCACCAGATGAATTAAGATAATCCACCCAGTAAACATCACCAAGGATCACCAAAAGAGGGGCAATTGAAGAATAACACACTGCTCGGATATTTAAGTCCTCATAACTATCACGCTGAAAACGATAATAGCGGGAACAACCTTCAGAAAGAAGGTATCCAAACCAATAATTAACTGACGTGTCAAAATTCTTAAAATCACCACCACCAAAGTTAGCGTCGTTATGAAGTTGAATATGCTTATAAATAAGCTTCCAATCAAATCCGTGAATATCAGTGCCAATAGCAACATCTGAATCAGCTCTACAAGCTTTCATCTCAGTAACCAAAGCACCCATCCACATAACTGTCCATACTAAATGAGAGAGAGCACCAACATAAAACAATCTAGTTGCACCGGACTGAACACGCTCGTCATCTCTAGTCTCATCTTTCAAACAGCCGGCCACTACATTTTTGGGAACTTCCCCCCGACCTGCAGCCTTACATAGGTCTTCAACCAACATTCTGAGTATTGGATGAATAAATTTTGTCTCAGGATCCCAAATATCCTTTCGGGATTTAGCATTAGGTATACACAATTCCATGTCATAACCAATTGCCGTATCACGAGCAAGACCAGGCCAAACACCGGGTATTCCAAACAACACTTCCTCAATAGTCCAAGGTCGTATATTTTTGAAATCCATAATGGTCGGAAAAAAGCCATTAAAGGCTATATCAGGAAATTCATCACAAAGCTGTTTCATCCACGCCAAAAAAGGACGAGGAGGAGAAGCCTGCAACTTAGTCATTGCTTTTTTTAAAGGTTCGACATAAATCCATTTTTCCGGACCTGTTTCCACATAAGTGGGGTAGAGAAGTGCAGGAGCACAATTCAAGGGATAGAGAGGCTCTCTATCATGGTTTCCTTGAAACGGAGAAGGACGGAGACGAGTCTCACGTGGAATAACCTTAACCTTGGGAGCCTTACCATAATAGATAATCTTCCCTTTCTCTACGGGTGGGCTAACAGTGGGCATATTACAATGACCCATATACTTCGGAATGTAAGCCTCTCCGAGCATCTGTTTAGGGAAATCACTCTTCCAAAGAGGAGCAAATACGGAATCTTTTCCAGTACGACCAGTATGAACGCCAAGCAACTTAACGACGTTGGTATGATCTGCTGAAAGATAAGGACTTCCGCAATCACCAGGATTTCCCAAAGCCCCAGCCATGAGATAATAAACCTCATGGTTGTGAACCTTCGATTTTCCGCCAATATTAATTGACTTAATCGGTCTCACACCTGGTGCAATATGAAACTTATTGTGCCTAGTAAGAACATGTGTTCCATCACTCAATACAGTTTTAGTAACTCTGCAAAAATGTGAATCAAGAGCCATGTTATCTTTCATATCCTCGAACGTATCGAAGAGTTTAGCACTAAACGAAGGAAGGGGTGGTAATGTACCCACGGTAAAATCAACTGCCATGAGATCACGATTACCTGGTAGAGGAGTCAAGGAGACGAACCGTCGAAGAACAGTCACCATACGTCCTTCAGCATTATGAATGCTGCACTCAGAAAAATCCAAGCCTACCTCGTCAAAAAAATGTGCAACAGTCACGAACCGAAGTCCGGACATCATACCCTGGGTTGAAAACCGAGAGCCGTCAGGATACACCACCTCCAAATTACGAAGGTGTTTGACGATATTGTTGACCTGCTGATCAACATTTCCTGACTGAACGTAGACATCACGATCATCGAAGTACTCAAAAACTTCAGAAAGTGAAATGTTAGCTTCTTTATACCGCATTTTGTTACTCTGATCGAGATCACAATAATGCTTAATCATTCTACCAACATTTTTGTCACAGTCTACGCCGAACAATGTATTAATAAGATCTGGAAAATCAACTTTTCCATCACTATCAACATGTTCGTCAACAAGAAGAACCAATTTCTCAGAATCTTCTTCCCCGTACTGAGTACGAGTCCAAGCGACAAAACCTGGTTTCTGCTCTTCCCATCTCATTCGACGTGACACAAGATCAAGCAGCCACATAGAATCTAATCCAAGAGCAAACGCAAAGGGCGCTCCACTCTGGACATAAACCCTGGTGGGTTTCATTTTTTGTTCATATTTAGACGGACTCTGCGTGTGAACAACTGTTGTCTTCAGCTTTTGCACGTTTCCACGACTTACAGAATTGGCGTGGACCTTAGTGGGAGGGAGTTTCTGAGTATTTCCTCGACTTGGTGACTGCTGTTCAACAGACACAGGCAAAGTCGAGTCAAAACGAGAAGGACCGTCCCAAGTGGTATTACTACCAACAAGACCAACTACAAGAGCAGACGCAACAATGGCTCCCAATGATAGAAAAACTAGTTTTCCATGTGTAAACATGAAAGGACCAAGCTTTTCACACCAAAAGGTGTTCCACTTCGCTTTCAAAGTAGCTGCCCATTGAGTCCAGTGAATGGATTCATCTTCGATCTTCGAAAACTCGTTCACGCGATTAAGCAACGCATAAAAATCAAGTCCAAAACCTCGATCAAACCACCATTCACTCAACTTAGGAATAGTCTTATTAATAGCTCTTATCTTGCGATGAATAGCACTATCAAAAGAAGAAAAACGAACATTGTCTGGTTCTACGAGAGAACAGAAAAAGAATTCAGCAAACTCGTCAACATGTGAGGTAGGACCCCTCAAAAGTTGATTCATGAGCCTCA